GGAAAGCATACCCCCCTTTAGGGGGTATGGGCAGGAAAAGGAGCGGTAAAAAACGCGAAATCGTCCGCGGCGGAGGATGACAAACCGACGGAGCGGGACGATCCGGGCCAGCGGCACAAAAGGAGGTGCAGCCGGTGGCGGAGAAAAAAGGGGCCGGAAAGGCCAAAGCAGGGGCGGCCAGTAAGGCGGCGAAAGCACCGACGGCCCTGAATACAGTCCCGGAGTGGGCCAGCACCACGGCGGTGGCCAAGCTGCTGGGGAAAACCACCCGGCGGATCCAGCAGCTCACCCAGGACGGCGTGCTGGAAACCGAGGTGCCGCCCGGCGGCGGCGCCCGAAAATATAAAACCTGCGAAACGATCCAGCGTTATATTGCCCACATCGAGCAAAAGGCCCAGGAAACGGCGGCGGCCAGCTCCACCGCGGAGCTGAACCTGCGGAAGCTGGAGGCGGAGGTGGAGCTGAAAGAAAGCCAGGGCCAGCTCCACAAGCTGAAAACCGCCATTGCCGAGGGAAAATACATCAAGGCCGAGGAGGCCACCAGGGATCTGGCGGACTTCATGGCCATGTTTAAGAAATTCGCCATGAACATTCCACCCCGCACTGTGAAATCCATAGCCGGATATGCAGACCCACAAACGGCCAGGGCTATGGAAAAGGCAATGCGCAAGGAGCTGGAGGACATGCTGGCCGTATTCGTTGACGCGGCGGAGATCGGACCGGAGGAGGCGGAGCCATGAGGCCGTACAGGGTAAAGCCGTACACGGTGCCGCCGTGGATCCACCGGGCGCTCCTGTCCCTGCGGCCAGCGGAACGCCTGCCGGTTTCCAAATGGGCGGAGAAATGGCGGGTCCTGCCTGACACCAACGCCATACCGGGACCATTCCGCAACAGCGTGACCCCGTATCTGGCGGAAATCATGGACGCCTTTTCCAACGAGGATGTGGAGCGGATCGTATTTGTGAAACCCACCCAGGTGGGAGGCACCACGGCCCTGGAGAACATGCTGGCCAGCGCGGTTGACCAGGACCCGGCGCCGGCCATGATCGTCTACCCCTCCGACAAACTGGCGGAGCGGACGGTGGAGGCGAAGCTGGAGCCGATGATCCGGCAATGCAAACCGCTGGCGGCCAAGTACCGGGAGGCGGAAAGCCAAAAACTAAAGCTGAAATTTGAAACCATGTTTGTTTTCCTTTCGGGGGCAAACAGCCCGGCCTCCCTGTCCTCCACCCCGATCCGGTATCTGTTTCTTGACGAAGTGGACAAATTTCCGGGCGCCTCCAAAAAAGAGGCGGATCCGGTTTCCCTGGCCATTGAGCGCACCAAGACCTACACCACAAACCGCAAGATATTTATGGCCTCCACCCCCACGCTGAAATCCGGCCATATCTGGAAAGCCAAGGAGGAGGCGGAAGCGGAAAAGCATTACTTTGTGCCATGCCCCCATTGCGGGGAGTACATCGAATTTGTATTTGCACAGCTGAAATGGCCGAGCAAGGACGATGTGCCGGACAGCGCCGAGCGGGCGGAAATGGCAACCTATGTCTGCCAAGCCTGCGGGGCCGTGATCACTGACCAGGACAAGGGGAAGATGCTGGCCGCCGGCAGGTGGCAGACGGTCCGGCAGACCGCCGCCAGGCCCTCCGGCGTGGCCTATTGGCTGAACACCCTGTACTCCCCTTTCACGCGGTTTTCAGAGATTGCCAAGGAGTTCCTGCGGTGTAAGGATGACCCGGAGCTGCTGCAAAACTTTGTCAACAGCTGGCTGGCGGAGCCATGGGAGGACACCAAACTGCGGACCAATGCGGAGCTGGTGCTGGAGCGGCAGACCGAGGTGGAGGCATACGCCCTGCCGAAGTGGGCGAAGCTGATCACCGCCGGCATAGATGTGCAGGAAAATTGCCTGTACTGGACGATCCGGGCCTGGGGCGATTACATGACCAGCCAGAACATTGCCCACGGCCAGGCGCTATCCATGAACGAGGTGGCGCAGATCATGAACACCGAGTTTATACACCCGGACGGGCAAAGGCTTTTGGTGTCGCTGGCCCTGATGGACAGCGGCGACCAGACCGAGGAGGTTTACGAGTTCTGTGCCCTAAATGCGGACTGGGTGCTGCCGTGCAAGGGCGTACCCACCATGCTGTCCCACTATCGCCTGTCAAAAGTCAACAAGGCCGGCAGCAATGCCTACGGCATGGACCTGGTGCTGGTGGACGGCGGGAAGTACAAGGACATGATCGCCGCCCGCATGAGGAAGCCAAACGGAAGCGGATCCTGGATGGTCTACAAGGACTGCGATCTGGAATATGCGGAGCAGGTCACCGCAGAGCATAAAGTGACCGAGCGGGCCAACGGAAAAGTGGTGCAGAAGTGGGTGCCGAAAACCACCCACGCGGACAACCACTATCTGGACTGCGAGGTGTACGCCGCGGCGGCGGCAGACATGCAGGGCGTCCGGTCCCTATACCTGCAAAGCCAGGAGCCGGAGAAGCCCAAGAAGCCAAAGCCGGAGCCTGCACCGACCCCGGAGGAAAGCTGGATCCGGCAAAATGAGAGCTGGGTATAAAAACGGGAGGACGAAATGGAAAATACACAAATGAAGCCGGCGGAACTGCTGGAGCAGGTCAATAAGGCCATTGCGGCGGTGCTGGTGGGCGGCCAGTCCTACAAGATCGGCAGCCGGTCCCTGACGCGGGCGGACCTGTCCATGCTGAAAGCCATGCGGGATGATCTGGAGGCCCAGGTGGCGGCGGGGACCCCCTCCCACTTGCTGGATCGGACCTTTGTGGCCTACTTTGACGGGAGGTGACCGTGCCGCATGGGATTTTTGGACAACATCATCACCGCAATTTCGCCGGAAAGGGGCTACCGGCGGGAGGCATGGCGGCAAGCCCTGGAGGAGCTGCGGGGATATGACGCGGCCAGCCATGGGCGCCTAAATGCCGGGTGGCGGGTTTTCAACGAAAGCGCGGAATTAACAGACCGTTACAGCCGGGATGTGATCCGCGCCCGCGCCCGCGACCTGGAACGTAACAGCGACATTGCCCAGTCCGTGATCCACGCTTTTCGGCGGAATGTGATCGGGAAAGGCTATAAGCTCCAGGCAAAGACGGAAAGCGAGCTGCTAAACGACCAGCTGGACAAGCTGTGGAAGCAATGGTGCCGCAAGGAAAACTGCGACATAACCGCGTCCCAGTCTTTCACCCAGATCATGCGCATGGCCGTAACGCGGAAGCAGGTGGACGGCGGGATCCTGTTCATCAAGCGATACACGAGGGGCGGCCTGGTGCCGTTCAAGCTCCAAATGATCGAGGTGGACGAACTGGACACCACCGCCTCCATCCCCAGGCACAAGGGCAACACCGTGGTGAGTGGGATCGAGTACGACCCGGCCCGCCGGGCGGTGGGCTATTTCATCCAGCAGTACGATGTGGAGGGCTGGAAGCTGACCACCCCGGTGTACATCGAGGCCAAGCATGTGATCCCGTACTGGACCAAGCACCGCCCCAGCCAGCTGCGTGAGGTTTCGGACCTGTCCCCCACCATTACGCGGGTACGGGACACAAACGAATTTATCACCGCCGTTTCCGTCAAGGAGCGGATCGCGGCCTGCCTGGCCGTGTTCATTAAGCGGGCAACCCCTACGGGCGGATTTGGCCGCGGCGGCGTGGTGGCTGGCGGGGACCGGGTGACCTACGAGGGCAAGAGCCTGACCCCCGGCATGATCAAGGAAATGAATGTGGGGGACAGTATCGAAACCGTGGAGCCGAAAAGCGCGGGATCGGACGCCTCCCAATTCCTGAAAATGCAATGGCGCTTGATCGGCGCCGGACAGGGCATGAGCTACGAGGCCACCAGCCGGGACATGTCGGAAAGCAATTATTCCAGCGCACGGCAGGGAGCGAATGAGGATGAAGCCACATTCGCGGCGGAGATCGAGCTGCTGTCCGAGATCATGAGCGAGATCTACGAAACTTTTGTCATTTCCTGTTATCTCGCCGGGCTGATCAACCCGCCCGGATTTTGGGATAAAAAGGCGGATTACCTGGCGCACAAATGGGTGCAGGCACCGAAAAAATGGATCGACCCGGCCAAGGAAACCACCGCCACCAAAACCGCCCTGGCAACGGGCCAAAAGACATTCCAGGATGTCGCAGCCGAACAGGGTAAGGACTGGAAAGAGGCCGTGGACGAAATGGCCGAGGTCCTGAAATATGGCCGTAAAGCCGGCATTGAGATGGGAGGTGTAATTTATGGCCAAGGAACAGCAGCACAGCAGAACACCGGAACCCAGGGACAAGAACCAGGGAACCAGGAGCATGGGGCAAATTCTGGCCCGACAGGAGGAGGGGCAGGACAGCCGCCGGAGGACAATTAGCTTTTCCAGTGAAGCGCCATACCGCCGCTATTTTGGCATGGAGATCCTGGACCATGCAGAGGGCGCCGTGGACCTGGGGCGGCTGAACAGCGTGGGGGTCCTGCTTTTCAACCATGATGTGGACAAGGTGGTGGGGCGCGTGATCCGCGCCTGGCTGGAAAACAACCGCGGCATGGCAGAGGTGGAATTTGACACCGACGCAGACGCGGAAAAGGTTTTCAGCAAGGTGCAGAGCGGGACCCTGAAAACCACATCGGTGCGTTACAGCGTGGACAGCTGGGAGGAGGTGCGGGCCGGGGCCACATCGGCAGATGGACGCTTCACCGGCCCCTGCCAGATCGCCAGACGGTGGACACCCCTGGAGATCTCCGTTGTTTCCGTGCCGGCGGACGCCACCGTGGGCGTGGGCCGATCCAGCGAAAGCACAGACACACCGGACCTGTCCGCATACGAGCGGCAGATCCAAATCAATCAAAATACTTTTAGGAGGTAAAGAGCAATGAC